GTATTTGCCATAATTTTCTCCTTTGTATAGCTTTAATTATGTCGTCTCTATACCGTCTGCCTAGTCAGTCGACATAATAGTTTATCTAGGATGTTTAGATTATATATAAAAAAAGGGGCAGAGTAAACTCCGCCCCTTTTAGATAGTTAAGTAATTACGAATTACGCAGCACCTGGAGAACCAAAGATTCCTCTAGGGTCAGAGAAGCCGAAGCTGTATCTTTCTCTAGCTTTGAATCTAACGTTTCCTGTGTCGAAATCACCTTCGATCGCAGTTTTAATTGGCGATCTTACGAAGTGTTTTAGACCATTTGGTGCGTCAGTCATAATGAAGAATGCATCAGTATCATTTAAGAAATGGTTAACTCTGTAACCTTCTGGTATCATTCCCATGTTAGCCATTGCGTTGATATCGTTGTCTGCAGTTCCGACTCTTTGAGGTGATCTCATGATTCTCTCAGCAGTAAATTGTAATTCTTTTGGAATTATTAATTTTCTACCTTGTAGAGCGATCTTAAGTCCTCTTTCGTCTACGAACGCAGCGATGTCAATCAATGATTGTTCTAACGATGTTTCTGACAAGTCAGCAGCTGTAGATAATTCATTTCTGAATGTTCCACCACTTGCTAATGGGTGGTCAGTAGTACAAAGTGCTTTACCGTCACCTCCATTAAAGCTTCCGCCTGTATCAAACGCATTGTTTAATACATTCGCCGCTGTGATTTGTTTTGATTGCGCCATTGATCTTGCAAGAGCTCTTGTGTATCTGCCTGCTAATCTGTCGTATAAGTTATCTTCAATTGCCTCTTCTGTGATAGCAAATGCTAACGCCACAGTATTGTGAGTGTATCTTGAAGTGTATACTTCAGAAGCTTGGTCAAAAGTAACCATAGCACCTTCAGCTTTATTTGCTGCTGTGCCAAAGCCAGATAACATTACTTCTTCTTCAAACGCTCTGTCTGAAGTTTCAGTATTGAATATCTCTGCATGCTCGTTGTCGTATCTGTTGTATTCCAGGCCAAACAGTGCGTTTAATCCTGGCTCTAGTTCTTTAACTAGTTGTGATCTTGATATAGCCATAAATTATACTCCTGTTCCTTGACTGTAGAAGTGATTGTTAATTCTAACTAACACATCTACGTTTGCGCTTCCAGCTTCGCTATTATTCGTATCTTGCGAAATATCGATTGCTTGAAGTACAGTTCCACTTACTGTTAATCCAGATACACTGTGGTCCAATTGAACCTCAGAGATTCCAGATAAAGTGTTACCTGTTACGTTTGTTATTGCAAAGTTTTTGAAGATGTCTGCTACTGCAAACGCTCCATCAGAGTCGATCGAGTAAACTACATTCGGGTCATCGATTACATTAGCGATAATATCACTAGCTGCAACACCACCTGGATAATAGTTTTTAAACGTCGGCTTCTGAGTAGTAGGGTCTGTGTAGAACACTCCGTTAAAAACGCCCACGACTTTATCGGAAGTATTTGCTACTGCTCTTTCGATTCCGCCACCAGTTACAGGTTTTACCAAGTCACCTTGGAAAATTGCTGTAGCATAGCCACTAGCAATTCTGTATCTGTTTTGTGCGTTAATAAATGGAGAGCCATCTAACTTTCTTACTGGTCTTAGACCATATTTTTCAGCTACATTAGCCATAGTTGTTTTCTCCTTTATTGTTTAACATTTACTCTAGATGGTGATTACCAAAAAATTAATTTTTGTTTCCTCCACCAAAAGTTACGCGAGATTGTCGACTAATATTCATCGGCATCTCCGGTCGTTGTTCCTTCAAGACATCGTTATCAACCGAGTCAACTTGATCTTGAGTAATTTTTTTAAAATACTCAGCACGGCTTTTTGCGATCTCTTCAGGTATCCTCCCCAACACAAGGCCAGCAACCCCGATCAAACCTGCGTAAGTTCCCTGAGCAATGATTGGATAAGCATGATCACCTAATTGATTTTTAATCTCTTCGGCTCTCACAAATTCCCAACCTTCTCTCATTTTTTTGGATACATTAGCTGTATCCTGAAAACCCATACTCTCGGTTCTTATCCATCTATGAACAAAACCGTCTGGCGCAGGTGGTGCATCCAGAGATGATGGTGGCGTCCAAGGTTTAGTTCTAACCTCTTTTTTTTCTTCTGACGCGCGTGAAGTTCTATTTATTTTATCGCTCATTCTATACCTCCTTCACGAATTTAGCGTATTCTTCTAGTGGCACCCCTAATTTTTTGGCAATTGCCACCTGTGATTTGGTGAGTCTCACAGATCTACGTCCCTGCTGAGTTCTTCCAGCAGATGCAACTTTTTGGACGGGTCTTCGTTGCTCTGTACTAGCAAAACGATGAGGGAAATTATCCTTCATACGTTTGTCTATTTCATTATAATACTCATCACTTTCTACATCAATACCCATGCCCACTAGATCTTCGTGCACAGTCATTGCTGCGTTTGTCATGATTTTATCGTTACCGAACCAAGCATTTTTAGATGCCCAATCTCTAGCTTTTTGGCTAGGCTCAGATTGTGCAGGTTCTTGAGTCGGCTCCTCTT